AGTTGACCAGGTGCACCACGGGGTGGTCCATTGAAACCCATTGCAACAGGATTGTTTGATTGATCTACAATCACAGCACCCACTTTACCCCTTGGGCATGGTGATTGATCAGATATTAATAGAGCATGTTGAATCCAATGCTTTGACCAACTCATGAATTAAATCCACAGATCTTCATAAGTCTCTTCATATCTTCATTCTCATTCAACAGATCAACAATAGTCCATGCATATTCAGCAATTTCTTTTTGTGCATGTGGATCTGTTCTTTGTTTTAAGAAATGAATCAATGCTTGGAATGAACAAGTCCAATAACATTCTGACATTAAAGAGGTGGGTAAAATCATTCTTGCTTGTTCAGGTGCCACTCCTGCATCAAGCATTTTTTTATAATTTTGTTTTGCCAACTCATAAACTTCAACATGTAATCTACCGGTTCTAGTATCTCTGTCAATCCATTCTACATTTGAATCTTCATCAGAACCTTGTTTTTTATCTTCAGCTCGAGCTCGCCAGATATCTGGATCGTAAAAATCAGGTTCATAATCAACATAACGTCTTGATATTTCATTCCAACTTAATCCTACTTGGTGTTTAACTAATTGCCTAGCAACAAAAATAGGTGCTTTAATTCTAAACTGCAAACTACAATGAGCAAATGGTGACCAGTGATTATGCTTTGCTAAAAACCTAATTAATTTCTCATCACTGTCTTTTAAAATACCTGGTATTTTTCCAGCTGGGGTAATTGTTTCCCAGTCAGATTCTTTTGCAAAAGATACTCTTGCGGCATTTACCACAGTAAGATCTGAACCCATTTTATCAATTAATGTTACTTTCAATTTTTTCTCCTAATATGTAGATACAATTTTGTCTGCAATACCATACTTAACTGCTTCTTTGGCTGATAGCCATCTATCCTCTGGTGGTAACAAAATATCTCTTACTTGCTTTTCAGTTAATCCAGTACATTTTTTATAATGATTAATCATTCTTTCAGTACTTAATTCAAATTCTCTTACTCTAGCAAATAGCTCATGTTCTTTACCGCCGGAACCCCAACTATATTGATGTGATAATATTGATGTGTTTGGTGTAATAACTCTACGGCCTTTTGTACCACTCATAAAAGTCAATAGCCCACAACTTGCAATCATTCCTAATCCTACTGTTTTTACAGGTATAGCACTACCTTTCATTGTATCAATAAGTGCAAATGCTGAATGAACTTGACCACCCGGGGAATTAATTACTAATGTAATTTCATTTGGTCTTTGTGAATTTGGTAAAAGGTTTTTTTCAATTATTGTGTTGATAACTGGTTTGGTTGTTGCACTATCAAAACCATCACTAAAATAAATAATTCCAGCTTCATACATTAACATACCTGGTTGTAATGGTTGTTGTTGCATAGGTTTATCTGCGTTTTTTCTTTTGTTATTTTCTTCTGTCATTTTGTTAATTGACTCCTATCTTTTTCATAACTTGTATTTTTGCATTATTTGTTGTAGCAGATTTTATTATAGATTGTAATGTATATAATCTTCCATATTTTTGTACTGCTTCGGCTGTGTCTTTAATATTATTATCTTCCCAATTTGGGTAGCTAACTGCCCAATTATTATCTGTTGCAATGTCAACTAAATGTCCTCCAGACTTATCTTTATCTGGACAAACAATAATCTTTGATTGCAAATTATTCAATAAATCTATTTGTGCTTGAGTTAGTTTATTTCCTAAAGAAGAAATACCATTTATTGCTATTGCATCAAAAACACCTTCAACAATTACAGTATATACTCTATCTTCAAATAACTTATCAATATTAAACAAGTAGTTTGGTTGTACCGAAGAATAGTATTTTGGTACATTGTTAATTTCTTTAATTAGTCTTCCAGTATATCCTACAATTTTATTGTTATAATAAAAAGGTAATAGCAAACGTTGGTTAATTTTCATATAAGGATCCGGGGACCAGAAAAAACTTTTATAAAAATCTAAACCTCTATCAATCATATATTTGTAAACAAAAACTGCATCATCAGGTGGATTAGAATGATTAATAACTTCTTCAATTGGCTTTGCATCTTTTGGCAATGCAATTTCTTTAAAATCTAAAGTCCATTTACTTAAACCTGGCGTTTGCTTTTGATTGTCTTGTTCTTTAATGGCCTGAAATTGTAGTTCTTTGACTGTTTGGTCCGGAACCCCTACTGCTAATAAAAGTTCACGCATTCTTTTGTTTAACAACCTGCCATGTGTAAATGATGCTTTGTAATTACAGTTAAAACAATGATAACTAATTACTTCACCTATTTTAAAACCCCCTCGTTGACGTGTATCTGGTCTGGTTTGACCTTGAGACGTACACATTGGACAATTAATTGCTATCCAGCCAGAAGGTGTTTTCTTTGATTTAACACTGATATGCGAAAGAATTGTTGTTTGTATGTCCATTGTTCTTATATAGTACTATACTTTTTTCAAAAAGTCAATTAAACTTTTAAGGTCATTGCACCAACGCCAACTGGTGTATTTCTAAATTTATTGGGCTTATCAAAAAAATAATTATCTATAACTTCTTTACAAACTTCATAAAAATTCATATGCTTATTATCAGCAAAATTCCAGAATTTTTCTATCTTATCATCAATTAATTGCATCAACTGGAAACTGTCTTTTACATTTCTAGTACCCATTGCTAACCCTTCAGCTATAATTGTTGATCCAATGTTTACAAAATATGATGGAATTACATGCACTTTTCTTTTACATAACTCTAAAATATAATCTTTGTCTGTGTAATTTGTAGAATAATCAGCTAAAGATATTATTATGGGTTTTTCCATATAAGGAAACTCACTAATAAATTCTCTATCAATAACTCTATCAGTAAGTACTATTGTATGTTTGTCAATTTTATCAACTAACTCAATTGACCAATACTTTAAAACTTTTTTAAAATGATCAATGTAGTCTTGTTGCCAATATTGGAAATCAAATTTAACTTTATAACAATTCTTTATACGTCTTGTTGCTACTAAAACTCGTGTAATTGAATTAAAATCTCCTTCAATTGCTTCAGCGTCAGACCAGTAATTTTTGTCCTGTGTTACTCTATAAAAATCTTTGTTGGTCACAGACCCATCTGGATAAACTGTTATATTTTGATTTTTCAAAGTGGCCGCAACTACTTGATTAATATGTTTTTGTATAACTTTACCTTTTTGATCAAAGTCATCTGCTACAGTAAATGTTTTAAAATTTTCTTGTAGACCATATAATATTTTTTTTGCTTGTTCATTATAACAAATATCTTTACAATTTTGTATAAAAGAATCTTTGTTGGTAAATTTAGTAAACGAATATCTAACTAAATTAGTCAAATTATCATCATGCTCAAACTCAGATAGCACAATAGCTACTTTGTCAGATTCTCTAATATCACTAAAAACAATGTTGTGCTCCAAGGTTTAATTCCTTAGTAAAACTTTATCAAGTGATCCTGCTGTAACTTCGTATTTGATTCTTATCCATTTTACTGACGTTTCAAAAAAGAAAGGATCAACATCCGTATGACTTGTAAATTGTATTGCACTAGTACCTTGTCCTTTAACATCTAATGGAAACCAATGATTATTATTTGTACTAGCTTGATCATCTAGATTTCCTTCTACCCAAACATTACCAGTAAATCCAGTTGTATAAATTGCAATCGTATGATTTCTAGCTGTTAAATTTCTTTCACTGCTTCCTCTCATAGAATTGCTATAATAATAACTACCTGCTTGAGTAAAACTATCTACTGTTTGTGTAGGCCTTGGCGAAGGTAATCCTCCAGAACGAACTTCTGCTGTTCCAATAAAATCACCAGCTCTGTCTGTAAAAGCAATTTTTTGTACCTGGGTATCAGTTGATTCTATATACACAGAATAGTTATAAAATCCTTCTGATATATTATAAACGTCCTGTGCAGTTAAATCTAAGTCTGCTTTTCCTTCAATTGCACTTGTAACTGTCATAAGTTTGTTAACAACAGTTTCATTAGTATTGGCTTCAATCATATTGAAATAAACATTATTATTTGTAATGTCATACGGTGCTCTGTCTTTATCCTTAAAGACAAATTTGATATTGTTATCTACTCCGTTATATAGTATAATATTTTTATCGTACATTGGCATATTACTATTTACTCCTGAATTAAGAGTTAGTGTGTGCGTTTGGTCGTAAATATAAAGGTCATAAGTACTCATATAAGTATTTATTGTAAACATGGATTATATAGAACTAAAAGAAAAGTTTCCTTTTTTGACGTGTGTTAGACACGCAAACGAAGAATTTGTTGGTATATTACTGAATCAAGATCAGTATGTTACCTCTATCTATGTCTATGATTCCATAGATAATATGTCATTAAAGCAAAGATTTTTAAATCTAGGTGACGAATGGTGGTGGGAATCAAACAGAACAATTCCAATTAACATATTCTTTAACCGTGAATTTGATATTTTTAAAAAATATATTAAAAGTTTTAATACAAAAGATACTGAAATTGTTTTTGGGCCTGCTACAAGCCTTAATAACGTACAAAAAAAGCGAATTATAAGAAGAAATATATCTTTAGTAAAAAAAGGCTAACTACCTACTTTTTGAGCTCCAAGTTTTTCACATATTAAATTCATCTGCACTACGATTGCATGAGCATACGCAACAGCATGAGCTTTCTTAAAATAGTATGCACCATCATTTGGTTTTATCCATATTTCTTTCATAATATCTTGCCACGATTTTCCTATCAAATGTCTTTTTGATGGACGTATTATTGCCAGCACTGCCGCTAGTTGTTCTATGTTTTGTGGTTGTAATTGTTTTAAAATTTGACTGTATTCCCCTACGTGAAACAAGTCTTTAACAAACTCTGCATGACCAAGTAATTCCCACAACGGCTCTTGTCCCAACAATCGATCTAAATGATCTTCATTTTTAATATCTTTGTACAAAGATACATTTAAAATGTCTACTTTAATGTATCCTCTATTTTCTGCTTCTTCATAATCAATAGACGAAAAATCTTCAATTGGATTAATTGGAATATCAGTAAAATATACTCCAGTGTTGTGCTTTTTAAATACAGCATTATCTTTTATACTGGCTTTATTATGTTTAAATAAATTTAGTAATTTATCTCTATCACCAGTATCAATATCAATATCAGTCTTTGCTTTTATCATTTTTTCTTTTATATTCTTCAAATTGATTTTTTAATGCGCCTAAATATATTTCAAGTTGTTTAACTCTAGAGTCTAGATTACTATAACTGTCTATTACACTTTGTATATTTTCTAAATTCTTTGTAAATAATTCTCGCTCAGTTAGTTGTGCTAACACTTTTAATTGTAACCATTGTTTTTTCAAAGACTTATTTTTGGTTTCAGATAAAGTCAAACCCATAATTACATCTTCTAAAAAATCATCAGTTTTCATATATTTGCTTTCTTCATTATATCATGAACAAACTCAACATCTGTTGGGCTTTGATTAAATCTTTTTGTCCAACTAGTAGGACATATATAATCTTCAATCATGACTGTTTCTTGTGCTGTTAAAGATTCTAAAAACTTTAATCCCGATTTACTATTGTAAAGTACCCATGGAGATATTTTTCCAGAACGAATCATGTGTATTCCACGTGGTTTTGAAATTTTTTGAAAAAATGCATTCCAAGGCATATGATTTTGTTCACCCCAATTTTTCATAGAAAGTACGGTTCTTTCAATTGCTCTTTCCACCGACTCTCTCACTGCAAATTCTGTAATATACTCCTCATATATGGTATCACTTGACCAACGATCTACCTTGACTCTGTTTCTTAATAACCATTCAATATAATCTTCAATTGATGCTACATATACGTCAATAATATAATTTGCAAATTTAACAAATGCAGTATAATATTTGCTAGTCATAAAATCATCATATGTTCTTTCAGTTTTCATTGTTGACGATGTTATTCTCCAGAAATGCTGATAACATCTAAAAGCAAGTTGTACATTTTTATCTTTTCTATTATTCCATCTTCTTTTAGGTTCACATAGATGTGTTATTAATGTTTTTTCACTACCAAATGATTTTTTACAAAATTTACATTCAAAGCTCATAATCTACACCAATGATTTAATTTCATTATCATTTAATCCAGCATCTTTGGCTAATTGTTTTATGTCCTGTTTTGTTAATAATTTTTTTAATAATTCTTTTTCGTCATTTTTAAGAGTTGGGTATATATCATCTAAAAACTCCATTAATTTTGTTTTTTTGCCTTTGCCTTTGGGTGCTTTTATCCATGGATGAAACATTTTTTTTCCAACACCGCATAGTGCTAATAATTTCCAAAATAATTTACTATCACCATCATGTTTTTGTAATAGTGAAAAATCTTTATTGCAAAATTCATTAACATTTTCAATATATTCTAATTGAAGACTTTTTATTCCTTTTACACTTGATGCAAATCTCATAGAAACATAAGGAGAAAAAGATTTTTTTTCCTCGTCAGACAAACTTTCATACCATTCCATGTTTCCAATATCAATATTGTATAACATTGTATTAAGATTTAACTTTGACATTAAAAGAAATCTCCAACTAAAAGTTCATCTGGTATTTGATTTATATCTTTTGCAAAATACACACACGGTGGTTCTGGCTTATCATGTAAAGGAACTGCAAGAATATGTCCATGTTTTAATTTTGGCATATACCATTTTACATCTTGAAATACATTTACAACTTTAGGTTCAGCTGATCTAATCATATATTCTGACAATGGGTTAGACGTAAAAACTTCAAAACCTCTATCATTTAAACTTGTTAACGGAACCATTTCGCAAATACCTAACTCTTTTTCAATAATCATAATACTCCAATCAATTGGCATTTGAACTGAATGTTCTCCAATTTCAAGAATCATGCTTGGTGCATTAAACGACTCTAAAAAAATCAAAGGAATAAAAAAGAAATCCATATTCTTTTTATTTGTAGTATCAAGCACACAATATTGTAAATCATCTACAAGTTCTGGTACTTTGTTTAAATTATAACTTTGATTATATGTTGTTAAAATTTTCATATGTTTACCTTGTTTATAGTATACGGATAATTTGCTTCTTTGTAAAACTTTTTTCTTGCCGTTAAGTGTCTTTTTGAAAATTTACAAGCCGAAGTTATATCCCAAATTTGTACATGATCTTTATCTTGAGCTTTACGTATACCTCTACCAATGCTTTGTATTACCCTTACGAAGCTTTTTCCGGGTTCTACAAGCACCAAATTAAATATTCTGGGTATATTGATACCCACAGCCGCAATACCATACGTTGCAATTAAAACTTTGTGTTGTTCTGTAGCAATTTCACCATATTCTTCTTCTCTATCTTCTGTTTTTGTTTTACCTTGTATAAACACCGAGTCTGGAATAAGTTCTTGCAATAGTTCTCCTGACTTAATACGATCAATTAAAATCAATGTGTTACCTCCTGATCTGACTTCGTTAATTAGATTACTTAAAAATTTGAGTCTTTCTAAATTAGTTGTTAAGTACGACACTTCTTCTTGATAAGTTCTAAAAGAATTTAAATCTTGTGTTTGTATTATATTAACATGACAATTTGCTAATACGCCTTTACTTTGTAATTCACTTGCAGAAAGTTGATTAATTACTGTTCCTAAAGAACAGATTAAACTTATTTTTTCATATTCTTCTTTTGGTACTGTACCTGTCAACCCCCAGCGAATTGGTATATTTGAAAAAGGACCAGTTAATAAAGATTTTAGTACATCTGCTTTTGCCATATGTACTTCATCAACAATCACACAATTTACATTATCAATAAATTCATCAATTGGAAACTCTGCTTCATCTTTTTTACTATTTTTGTTTAAAATATTAAGACTTTGCCATGTACAAATAGTGTGTGTATGACCTAATTCTTTTCTTTCTCCAAAGTATACACCAACATCTAATCCAACATTTTTATAATCTTCTTCCGTTTGTGTTACTAAACTTTTATTAGGCACAATGACTATTGTTCTACCAAACTGTTCGCACATTTTAGATAGTGCGGCAGTAATAATTGTTTTTCCGGCGCCTGTTGCAATTTCTTGTAAACTTTGCGGGTTAGCAATAAAGTCATTAATAACTTGCACTTGATAATCTCTTAATTTAATAGGTTGTCCTTCATGTGTATGTCCTTTTGGCCAAACTATATGAGAAAAATAATCTTCAGTGACCTGTTCAAAATTAAAATCAAAGTCTTGTCTATTGTCTTCAATTTGAATATCGTATCCGTTACTTTCAATAATTGGCAATATCTGATCTAATAAATTTAAATAAGTGCGTCCGCCTATATCACAAAATCTTACATGGCCGTCCCATCTTCCTAGTTTATATGCAGGAAGATGATATGCATATGGTACAAAAAATTTCAACTTGTCAGAAATTTTACGTCTAGTAGAAACATCTAGTCCTTCAAATTTAACTTTGACTTCGTCTTTAATTTTTAATATTGCTGTAGCCATGGATAATCTTTTCTTAATTCAATTATTGTTTCTTTTAGTCTATCAGTATATTCATGACCTAACTCGCTAAACATTGATAGAAAAGTTGCTAATACTAGCCCATCTAATTTTTGACTATTTTCTATCATAATTCTTCTACTTTCTCTAAAATTTATATATGCATTATGGTTATTAATTAATTTATAATAATATTCTATAGAATCGCATTGCTTGTCAAAAACAATAATTCCCCAAACAGCATTAGGAACTTCTAAAGGTTTTAATTGTTTTCTTTTATTATCCCAAGTTCTAATTCCAAATAAATTATTACCTTCTTTAGCAAATCTTGAATTTCCCCATGCTGATTCATGAATTGCCTGTGCTATTACTAAATCTAATGGGATATAAGTTTCTAAGTTGTGTGATTCTGGAATTTTATCAATACAAAAAGATATAAATTTAACAAAATCTTCATTATTATCAACTTTACCAAAAACAATAGAAATATTTTCTTGTTTAATTTCTTTATCTTTTGCTACTGCCACATCTTCATCATTCACATCATAATTAAAACTAGGAAATACTATTACAATTAAAAATATTACTATTAAAAATATCCATTTTTTTGTACTCATAGTATAGCAAATATTCTAACCTTTCGCAAATAATTCTGCATCATCTAGGCCAGCTACTCTAAGTTTTACTATATTATTAATTTGGAATTGCTTACTATCAAGTGCTTTCATTAATCCAAGATATTTGTTTCTTAATAAAGCAAACTCGTTTACTAGATGGTTCATACTAACTACTTCATCTTCCCCGTCAATATATTTTTCAACATCTCTACTAGTTAAGGCTCTTTGATAATTTTCAAGATATTGCTTATATTTGATACTTCGTGTTTTACGTAATTGTATGTTAAGAAACTCTAATATTGATTCTATTTCTTGTAATTGATTAAATCGATGTTCTACTATTCCGGGTATTCTAGAAGAATTGAGTTCAATGTTGCCTTTCATTCCGCATTCAATTCTTGCTTCTTCTAACTGCTGTTCATAGAAATCAATACAATCAGGTAGCTTTGATAAATCTGCAGATACAACTCTGTACCACTTTATCATTACCAATCCTCATTATCATCGTTATACCAAGAATTATCTTCTTCATCATCTTCTTCTTGATAGTATTCAGTAAATGCTGAATCAAGATACTCATCATTTTCTTTTAATTCATTAATACTTTGCTCATCAATACCAAAATCATCAAGCATAGCTACAAATGAAACTGCGGCATCACTTTTATCTTTAGCTGGAATATAATTACTTATTTTATTCCAGAACTCAATCAACATTGCTATTTCTGAATTAGTTATCATTTTCCGATTCCTCAACTTCTTTATTGATATTAGTTGGCGGGAGTTCAACAAACTCTTTCATAACCATGTCCATTAACTCTCCGGTCCATTGTTTACGATAATGTTTATGCTCATTGCCATCTTTGTCAATGTACTTCAATCTGTTACCATCTTTTACAAGAAGACCTTTTTTCTCAAATAGATCAATAAGTCCACTATAAGGATCCATACCTTTTTCATATGGAATTTTAACTTGTACTGATTCAAAAGGTTTATTGAATCGTGTTTTCATTACTTTAATGGCCGCTCTAATTCCTGTTACATCAGAAATCTTATTACCGTCGTCATCCTCTTTTAGTTTAAGTTTTTTCATAGCAATCACTACCGAACTTGCATACACAAATCCTTGACCACCACTAATTTTATCATCCGGATCGAACATATCTTGTGATGCATAAGTGTGATTAGTTGCTATTAATCCTACATTATAAGCACCAAACATATTAACACAGTTTCTAATAAGTGCTGTTAACTGCTTAGGCTTACGACCCATGTCACCTTTCATATCACCTTTTTCAAACTGATCTCTATCAGTTGGAGTAAGCAACATACCTAAACTGTCAATAACAAAAAGAATCTTTGGTCTTTCAGACTCATCTTTACTATCATACTCCTTGCTGTAGTTTGTGATAAATTCACTGATAATTTTTGCTACATCGTCAACCATTGCAACATTAATTCTCAATAATTTTTCAGGTGATGTATCAACACCAAGTGCTTGTAACCAATCTTCATGTAGAGCATTTTCTGAATCTAATGCTACACAAAAAATTCCTTGTTCTTGTGCATTTTTAATTAAGTTACCAGATGCAATCAAACTTTTGCCTGATCCAGATTCACCTGCTAACATTGTTACCCTACCAAGCGGTATACCTTTATTAAAGTCACCACTAATAAGATAATTTAAACAGTAATTTCCAGTGGAAACCCATGTGTTTGGATCTGATTCAAACCCAACTGAAATACCTTGAATATTTTTTGTTAAACTTGTTCTAAATTTACTTACGTCAAACGGTCTTACCATACTGAACTCCTTGTGTTAAATTAGTAGTGCATAAAAATGCACTACTAATAGTTTTAACATTTATTTGCTTGATTGTCTAGCTCTGATCATTGCCAGAATATCATCAGCTGAACCACTATTATTAGTTGCCGGAGCCGGTTCATTAGTAACTTGCGCTACTGCTGGCTCTGGTGTTACTGATGCTGGCGCTGACTCAACTGGGGCTGTAGTCTGTGCTACTGCTGGTTGTTGAGTTTGCGGTGCAACAGTTGGTTCTGGTGTAGTTACAGTTGAAGCAACCGTTGATGCTACAGTTGATGCTGTCGACGATGACGATGATGTTGAACTTGCAACACTAAAACCAGTTGGTTTATAGTATTGAGCAAAACGATCTGGATCATATAATTCTCCATCTACTGATGCTCTAAAAAGTTCTTGCATAATTGCAACTTCATCAGCTGAAGGTTTCTTCGGCATATAATCACTAAGATTATGCAATCCAAATTTTTCAATAGCGGCTCTTTCAGTTTCTGAAAGGCTTCTTGCCTTAAACGACCATGTTGATGTTGAGTAATCAGCATAACCACCTTTTTGAGTTTTGGTTAATTTGAAGTCTCTGCCATTTTCATTGTCAGTTGGTAGATCTTCCATATCTGGATTCATTAACGCCGATCTAATAATATTAAATATTGATGGATTAATTACAAAACGTCTAATTGGATTTTCTGGTGTTGTATCTTCTTCAAGAGTAGAATTTACAACAAAACCTTG